GTGTGCCTTGTGGTGTGGCCAGAATGTCACTGATTGACTGGCGAATATGATCAATATCGTCGATCTGCAAGCCGCTGTTACGGTTCATGCCGCTATATTTATAGGTTGTCATTTTGTTCCTGTCGTATCAGCGCCACCGCGCTCAACACCGCCGTGGCTGTGGTTATCAACGATCACGCCATTAGATGAAAACTGACCGCCGGAATGCCTGATGTCGCCGCTCATCTGGCCGCCGCTTTTCACGTTTAAGGTGGCCGTCGTCAGGTTGTTGGTGCATTCCACTTCGGGTGTGTCCAGTGTGATTTTGACCGAGGCGGTACAGGTAATGTTGGGGGCGGTAGCATGGATAGATTCGCCAGCCTCAATCACCGCTATTGCTATTCCGGTTACGGCCAGGTGACTGGTTTCTGGCTCGTACTCAAAACGGGCGCCGTCGGGGAAGGTGATCACGATAGCGTCGGCGGATTGTGACGGGGCTGGATTGGCATCAGAGAAAACAGCGGGCAGCACAAAACCGGTGGTGAGCTCACCACCGATACTGATCACCATGACTTGCTCACCCAGCGATGGCGCAGACCAAAAACGCACCCGCCCGGCGCGCAGGGTTAACCAATTAAGCCAATCGGTTTCCAGGTTGCCCATTTTGACCCGACATAATCCGTTAGCAAGATCGACGTCTGAGACGATGCCAATACGGATAATGTTAGCCAACAGGCGTTTAAGACCAGCAATAAGGATATTCATGCGGCCAGTGTGCCGCCTACGGGCGCGCGCGGCATGTGATGGGTTTTGTGTGAGGGATGGCACAAGAGATCTAAGGCGAGAATAAGAAAATAATAGCGGGTTATTGTATGGAGTTTTCAAATGGTAGCTGTAAAACAGCTACCTCATAGGTTTTACTTCAAATATATTTATCAGGCATTATTTTACATGACACAAAAAATACAATTACTATTGTTAGTAATGTTAGTTTGCCAAAATGATTAGGGAAAAACTCTAAATAAAATACCGAAAACAAAACGATAACAATAAATGGAACTGTTGAGAACAATATGTTATAGAATATATTTTTCACTATCGCCCCATATCATTAAGTATATTCACAACTTCATCAAATGTTAAATTTGAATTTGAATGTATTCTTCTGGATGCCTTGGAAATGATAGGATCGATATATATGTATAACATCTCTATGTTATTGGCGCGCAATGAATTATAGTATCCTGGATCAATTATTTGCAATCTTCTTGCTGCCATTGCGGATTTTTGAACCTTACCATACAAATCTATACTCGTGATTAAAAATAAACCTTTTCTGTTTATTTCTGTTCTCACTATATTGGACATAGATATTGATTCAGAGACTGTTTTAGCTATAGAGTAAGCCATTGCCTTCTTAGTGGCTGTTGTAACTGAAATCTTAGCACCTAAATTAACAGAATAATAAGTAGTACTGCGCATATTTTCACGGGGTGTATTCTTTTCAAGAACATAATCGATATAAAGTTTTATCATGTCATAGATAACATCAGACCTTTTATATATTTCTGATATTGCCTTCATTACTCTTTTGTCTTCCGATTTTATCTCTTGGCATTCGCTTGCATACTTTTCAAAGAAACAGGATGTATACCAACTGGCTCTTTCAGCACCACTATATACACTCTCGATTGTTCCTTTTGCAGATTTTATGGTTCCTTTTATCCCGCGATCTAGTGATAGTGATAATACCCTGTCTGCATTTAGTTTTTCTTTTAAATAAACGGAATTATTCATTAAACAGCACTCCATTGATTGTTAATAATCGTGTACTATACGTAATAATTATGGATTTTAAATACTACAATGGAGTTTTACGATGCGACTGGCTAAATTTGGGACTTTTCTTGTTTTATTTGTTGTATTGTTCTTGGCTATTCCAGAAGTGCTGGTTTTTGTGTTGTCAAGCGACCAGTTCGGTGACGCTATCAGTTATTTTAATTTTCTGAACACGAATATTCTAATAGCACTATTTTATGAAATGGGCATCCTCGCTTTTATTCTTTCATATGTAATTACGAAAGTGATTTTTTATATAATAAAAAAATAAATTACTTATAGATAATAATTACTTAGCAAGCCACTCCAACGCCAGATCCCCAATCCACTCACTATCGCCGTCAGTAAAGCCTAACAACTGGCGGCGTTCGTATTTCACTGTTGGCCCGTTCTTTGTAACTTTATCCCGCAAACCGTAATGATGGACTCTAACCATATTATTGACCTTGCCGCTGAACGCAACAGCGGCCTCGTCGGCGTTGGATTCGTTTTTGATATAACGAGCGGTGCGCAGTTTGGTAAACATCTTGCGTTTGATGCGGCCTTGCTTATCGCGGCGCTTTTTCTTACGCGGAACAAAGGGTGAGCCATCCGGGTTCTGTTGCGCCTGAATGTGCTTTTGTTGGCGTCGCCGTAGTTCTTTAGCGACCTGACGCATAAACGCGCCGCGCGCCTGTGGGGCCAATTGTGCCAATAATGTTGATAAGGTCTGATCTAGCTCATGCAAGTTATTCACGTTACCCACTCCGCGACAGTTTTACCCTCAATATCAATTTGATAGCTGTTGATAAAATGCTCTGGTGGCACCGGTTCCCCAAGATGAGTAACGCTTAATTTGCCATTTTTCTCTTTAACGATCACCCGTTCGGTGAGTTTGATATCAATGCTGATATCGCGCACTTTGTTATCCAGATAATCAACTTCAAAAGTAAAACTGTCCTGACGTTTGTCGGGGTTCGCCATAATATCTGGCTGATGAGTGCGCAACCAATGCAAGACCGGGACAATGACCAGATCCATATCACTGGCGTAATCAGTCACCACCAGATTTAAGGTGTACTGATACTCAAAAGAGAGTGACGGGGCCAGCGTGGCAATAATCGCCCCTTTATCGATAAAGACATGTAAGCAGTCTGGGTTTTGCTTGATATACGGCACCGCCTTTAAAATGGCGGTACGCAGCGAATCAGGCTTTAGCATCAGCGGCCCCTTGCTGGCAAATAAAGACGGTATCGACCTGTGCCGCGCAAGCGTGCAATGCGGCCTCAAGGCGATCAATATCGTCGTTTAAATCACCGTTAGTTTGCGGCCCTGCTGCCGGAAACTGGCACTGCGCCACTCTCGGACAGCCATTGACGGTAATCTGCGGCCCCGGTGAGGGCGGGGCGCTGACGCAGCCGGATAATATCATCAGGCAGGGGAGTATCAGCCCAGCGGCGTAAGGTTTCATTTTCACGGTATAATCTCTTGATTTGGCTATTACGTTGCGCCAACAACTGATCCGTACTGGCAACCTGTTGGCGCAATTGGGCCTGTGCCTGATTATTGGCATTGGCGGTCAGTGCCAGCGCAATAAGTTGGCCGTTTTTGCTGGCCACCTCGGCCGCTTGCTGGTCAATCATCACTTGCCGAGCCTCAGACAAGCGGTAAGTCTGTACGCCACCGGCAAGCAGTAAGGCGGCAATCGCCCATGCGAGCGGAGCGGTGTTGAAGAGTGGCATGGTGTCAACTCGGATATTGACGGGCGGGCAATTGAAAATGTGGGCCGTCTTTAAAGGTGGTCCAGTTACCGCCCCATTCCACGGCGATCTTCAGCTCGGCGGCGGCCCGTTTCATTGCGTCAGCCATTGGATAAAAATATTTCCACTCCCAACTGATCTTACCGTCTGGCAGCGGCACAATATCTACCGCATGGCCGGTTAAGTGGCGGCTGTTCAGGGTTTGACTGGCTCCGACTTTGACCAGTTCGCGCTGGCGTTCCAGCGTGCGACAGCCCTCAATCACTTTAAAATCAAGCGGAGTCAGTTCCAGCGCGCGGCGCACCACTTTAACCAAATCAGGATGTACGCCGATCAGATTACTTTCGCTGGCTTTGCCGAGAATAAATTTATTGGTTAACATCAGTGGTTCCTGCCTTTTTATTGATGATTTTGAATACCAGCTCGCGGATAGCCTGCAAGCCAATCAGACCGATCAAACAACTGATAAAAATTTCTATTTTCCCAGCGGCGACCTCGGTTAATGCGCCGTTTAGCCAGGGAATAGCATCAATCATGCGGATCAACACAGGGGAAATGACCGGACCGATATTGACACCGACCAGCCCACATACGACCCCCTCGCCAATCCCTTCACGTAACTTACCGCCGCCCCATACCACGCGGCGAAATGCCACAATAAAAGCGATAAGAAAACCGTTTATCGCGGTTGAGTAGGCAGAGTAAAAGGCCAGTAATGCACCCATCCAACCCGGATCTTTGTCTGGCATTTTCATATCCGTTACCCCCTATGGGGATTGTGTAGTTAGTCCCAAAGTTGCACGGTTTGCGCAGTGATGGCGGCGGCGACTTCTGGCATTTCCACCGGGTAACCGTGCGGTAAAACCGGGCCGATATCGGCTAAACCCGGATTGGCGGCCAACACTTTTTCAGTTACACCCTCGGTGCGGCCGTAGTAGCGCCAACACATGGCGTCAACGGTGTCGTACTGCTGAGCCAGAATGCGCATTAAATCAGCTCAACCGTCATGCGGTTGATCGCCTGAATATCGTTAATTGCCCATGCAGCATCACGGCGCAAATTATCAATAGTGGGTTCCAGTGAATCGGCCCGCTTGCCGCCCGTGCCGGTGGTATCAAAACCGCGAAAACGATCAGTTAGACGGGCTTGCATCAGGCAAAACACCGCGGTGCGGTACAACTGAATGCGAGTGCTCTCCTCGTTCAGTTTTTCCACCGGTACCTCAGCCGCTGACAGATAACCCTGTTTTTGCTGGGTTAAGCGCCAGATTGCCAGCCGATCATTCACTTCATTGATGGCAAACAATGCGGCTTCAATAACACGCGGCTGCGTGATGGTGCCGTCCTGACGTGATTCTTCGCGGTACTGTTTCAGGTCGATATCAGGCCAGAAACCGTCATTTTTAATGACTGTGTTTTCCGCTGGTTCCACGGGCGCTGGCGCTTCTGGTGTCTGATTGGTGTTAATGACAATTTCCATGCCGACACTCCAAAAATAAACGGGCGGTGAACGGTGGCTTTGCCAGAGTAATAAATATTCTGGGTTAGCCAGCGTGCCGCCCTCGCCGGGGCGTTTGGGTGATTAGGCTATTTTATTTGCCATTTTGGACTTGGGCAGTGCTCGCAATCCTCACGTACTGCGTGTACGCTCCGGTTGCTCCGCGCTGTCCGCGTCCAAACTGCCTGCAACAATCACGCCTAATCGAATTTTCTCTAAGACGCTTTAATCAGCTTCTCAAGATTCTTGATATCGGTTTTCACACCGCTGTTATCGTCCAGTTGCAGCGCCGTTTTCAGGTTTGCCAGTGCGAGAACGTTGTCGCCGTCCTGACGCAGGGCATAGCCGACAAACTTATGCAGGCGGGCGCTGACGACATCCGGCATATCCTGACCGGTTAACATTTGCTGGGCGCGCAATAGCTGCGGGGTATCCAGCGGCTTTTCATCGGCCAAGGTTTGCCGTGCAATGGCGGCGACTTCATCGCCAATCAGGCACGCGGTGGTGCGCTTAAAGCTGTCGGGAGTCACCAAGCCATGCTGGACGGCATACTCTGCGATATCTAATGCGTTGCGGATATCGCCAACGTCAAGATGCCAAATCAACATGCGCATCAGAATATCGTCCTGTTCGCCACTGCCTTTTGCCAACACACCGGCCACCCACGGTTGGTATGTGGGTAACATGCCTTGCTTAACCTCGGCCTTGCGGCTGATTGACTCGATAAGGCTCAATTGGGCCATATCCTGTTGCAGTTTGAACAACAACAGCTCGTAGTTGCTGGCATGGCTGAGGCTTGCCGCCTCACTCAGTGATGAGGATTGCTGAGCCGCGACAAAGAGCCGATGGCGGCGAACGGGGTTGCTCATAATGGATTAACCCTCTGCTGGGACGGAAAAATCACCGAACTCAATGTTTTCAATCAGGGCCACACAGCCAAAATCTTCAACCACGTAGGCCTCGTTAACCGATTCAAAGTTTTCAATACGGTCACGGCGTGGGTTGTCGATGATTGAGCGCCTGCGGGTGCCGTCCTGCCAGTAAATAGACAGGTTATCTAGCCGGGTGATAAAAATGGCATCAGGCGGGAAAGACGGCGCACGTACTGCGGGCAGACCACCGATACGCTTCTGACTGATAATCAAGTCAGCGGCCAGCGCTTCTGTGTTCGGCTGTGATTGGTTGACGATAGGAAAATATTTATCCGCCAGTAACTGGCGGCCGGTAATCGCGACAAGCTCGGTATCTTCCTGGAACCACGGCTCGATCAGTTCATCGGTTGCCGCCATCACCAGCGCATCCAGATTATTGAAATCCCCGCCTTTGCCGATGCGGATTTTAGGCGAGATAACATCGCCTTTATCATCAACAATCTTATCCATCATCTGGCCCGGCGCATCATCACGAATGCTTTGCAGCCAGCCCCGGTTGACATCTTGCAATAGCTTATTAACGGTATGATCAGAGGTTTTCACCCGCTTGATACCGTTAAAGCCGATCATGATGCGATCCAGTGCCTGGCGTTTCACAATGGCATCACGGATGCGAGTTTGAAAATCAGGGAATTTAGCCCACATATCCAATTTGATATAAGGCAGCGCGGTATCAAAGTTAGTCTGGGTACAGTTGTATTTTGTCCCATCCAGACCGCTAGGGTCTGATGCTTCACGTTCTTTCTGCGTGGTATCTGTGGTGCTGGCAATCGGGCGGTCAATACTTAAACCAACTTTTTCACCCTCTTTTTCATCCACTGGATACATGTTGATTTTTAACAGAAAGGCGCTGCTTTCTTGCTGTTTGGTTTCCAGTTTTTGCGCAATCGATGGTTCAACGGTGAATTTCGCGGCAATGTCGTCTTTATTGTCCAAATGGTTCAGCCGGGCGACCTGCTGCAAAAACTGGTTGTACTGAAATCGGGTGGTTTTTTTCATGTGAAATTAAATCCTTAACGTAGCAAGCGGAATGAGTTAGCAATCAGTCAGAATGGCGCTGTCATTGCCGGTTGATTTTTCGCGTTGGGAGAAATTGCCATCTGTTTTACTGAGCGTGGTTTTCAGCTCATCAAGCGCTTGCTGGGTCGCACCATTGGCGGTTTTTAGCTCAGAAAACCGCTGTTCCAGCGCGGTAAGGGCGCTAAATTTCCCCTCAACCTGCTGCGCCACCAACTCAACCGCCTGATGCACATCGTTAAAACGTGCGTCATCACCGGTTTGCTTTTTGGTAAACAGGGTTTTAATGGTGGTAAGCAGGTTGGTTTTAGGTTCTTGCTCGGTTTCGAATTCAATCAGCGTTTCTTCTGCGGCGGTAAACAGGTTCTCAGGGGCTTGCTTACGGGAGGCCAGCGGATTAGCGGAGGCGCTGGCGCTGAAATTCAACATTTCAGTACCCAGACTGGCGGGATCATCAGTGACCGCAAGGCCAACAAGATAGGCACTGTTGGTGTCGGCAAATTTAATATTTACTTCCATTGAGGTGTAAACCTTTTGGCGATCCTTCACCATTTCTACCAAATCGGCTGTAGGGCTGATTTCGGCATACAGTGCCATTTTCCCCGATAACGGCCCGTCCTTGATTTCTTCGGCACTCAGGCCCGTCACATCACCATAGCGTTTAAAGGTGCTGTCTGGTGAATAGCCTTTGATGTGCTCCATATTGATTCGGGCACCGTATACCGTGGTGTTGTAGCTATCGGCCATTTGCGTTAGCCATTCGCGGGTGATGGTGCGGCCATCAGTGGTGGCACCCTCTACGCCAATGCGGAATTTTTTTGCTTTTACGGTCATGCGTGATGCTCCGGTCTGATTCGATACAGTAGTGACCTATGTTGGCGACCGGCGACCAACGGAACAATCAGGCGCTCTTGTGCTATGGCTGGCACAAGGTGTAATGCAGGATGGGGGAGGTGCAGATAGGTAGCCTTGCTGCAATTAAGTAATAAAGCAGGCTATTTCACATGGAAAGCGTTTCTATCAATGCCGATTTAGATCCCCGCCGTCAAGCCATGTATCTGTATTGGCAAGGGCTGCGTATTGCCCGGATTGCGGAAATGATCGGTGAGAAAGCCGTCACGGTACACAGTTGGAAGCGCCGCGACAAGTGGGACGCTTACGGGCCATTGGATCAGATGCAACTGACCACGGCAGCGGAATATTGCCGACTTGTCATGAAATCAGCCAAGGAACCCAAAGACTACAAAGAGATTGATTTGCTGGGCCGGCAAGCCGAACGCCACGCCCGGATCGGTAAATACAATGATGGCGGCAATGAGGCCGATCTCAACCCTAACATTGAGAAGCGCAACAGCGGAACACGTAAGGCACCCCAGAAAAATGTATTCAGTGAGGCGCAGGTTGCCAAGCTGAAAGATATTTTCAATGAATCCATGTTCGACTATCAGCGCAACTGGTATGAAGCCGGTTTATCGCCTGATTTCCGTATTCGTAACTTCTTAAAATCCCGTCAAGTCGGTGCAACCTACTTTTTCTCATGGGAAGCGCTGCTTGATGCCCTCGACACTGGCCGCAACCAGATGTTTGTTTCCGCCTCAAAAGCGCAGGCGCATCAGTTTAAAAACTATATTGTCGCGGCGGCGCGCCAGGTGGATGTTGATTTGCGTGGTGAGGTGATTATTTTACCCAATGGCGCGGAAATGCATTTTCTGGGTACTAACGCCAGCACCGCACAGGGCCGCCCCGGCAATCTTTATCTGGATGAATATTTTTGGATACCCGGCTTTCAAAAACTGCGCCGCGCCGCTTCGGGCATGGCATCGCAGAAAAGATACCGCTCCACCTATTTTTCTACTCCGTCCAGCACCTCACATGAGGCTTATCCGTTCTGGGCGGGCACGCTGTTTAACAAAGGTAAAGCCAAAGATAAACGCATTGAAATTGATGTCAGCTACCCACGGCTGGCCGGAGGCCGGTTATGTGAGGATAAGCAGTACCGCCAGATTGTCACTATTGAGGATGCACTGAAAGGTGGCTGCGACCTGTTTGATATTGATGAGTTACGCAATGAAAACAGCGATCAAGATTTTGAAAACCTGTTTATGTGCGGCTTCATTGACGATAACGCTTCCACGTTCAAACTTGCAGAAATGCAGCGCTGCATGGTGGATAGCTGGGAAAAATGGACAGACGTCAAATTGCTGGCGCTACGCCCATTTGGTGATAGGCCGGTGTGGATTGGCTACGACCCGGCCAGCACCGGCGATAGTGCGGGTTGCGCCGTCATTGCACCGCCAGTGGTGGCGGGCGGTAAGTTCAGGGTATTGGAGCGCCACCAGTGGAAAGGGATGGATTTTGCCGATCAAGCCAGCAATATCAAAAAGATCACTGAGCGCTATAACGTCACCTATATCGGCATTGATGATACCGGTCTGGGCCGTTCCGTGACGCAATTAGTACGGCAATTCTTCCCGGCAGTGAACGCCATTCACTACAGCCTGGAAATGAAAGCCGACCTCATTTATAAGGCAAAAAATATCATTCATGGCGGCCGTCTGGAGTTTGATGCGGGCTGCATTGATATCGCCACCGCATTTATGTCTATCCGCAAAACCATGACCGCCACTGGGCGAAACGCCACTTTTGTTACTAGCAGATCTGAGGGCGTCAGTCACGGCGACGTGGCATGGGCCATTATGCACGCATTATTCCATGAGCCTCTTGAGGGCATTAACAGCAATAACACCAGTGTGATGGAGATATATTGATGAAACACGCCATTTCGGATAAAACCAGTACCGAACACCTTAAATACTGGATGCACAGATGGGCCTTTAATCATCAGCGTGAGTGGTATAAAACTGGTATTGATTATTGCACCCGGAATATAACCAAAACCCGACAGGCCGGTGCAGATATATTCTTTGCTCTTGAGGGGTTAATTGATGCTCTTGAAACCGGACGAGATCAAATCTATTTCAATGTAGGAGATGATACGAATAGTGCGGCGCAGCAATACACCCTTAACTGGATGAAAATTGGTCATGTTGCTGATTTTGATATTGTCGGAGGCGAAGTCAGTAAATTGAACGCCATTCGTTTGGATAATGGCGCGCAAATCAGCTTCGTGAATGAAAGCTCACACGCTGCGGAATATTCCGGCAATGTCTATGTCAGTGAATATGCCTGGGCAGAAAATCCCGGCAGATTATTAAAAATAGCCAAAGCGATATCGATGCATAAGCGTCATCGCAGTACGTTTTACACTACCCCCTCACGCAATGTGGATGCTTTTACTTTTTGGTTACAGGCGCAGGAGAGCAATTATCAATGGTGCCAAAACGTCACCATTGAGGATATCGCCGGTAATGGATGCTTATATAGCCCAGATGATGTCACCAATCTCAAGGGGGAAATGAGCGCATCTGAATTTGCCATGCTTTACATGTGCCAATGGCCCACTCAGACGGTAAATCAAGGGGCGTCATTATGAGCCGCAAACAGCGAAATAAACGCAATACTGCGGCAATAGTAAAAAGCGCCGTACCACAAGCCGAGGCGTTTACTTTTGACGACCCGATCCCAATGATGGATCGACGCGATATTCTGGATTATCTGGAATGCGCAGTAATGGATCGCTGGTATGAGCCGCCGGTGTCATTCAACGGTCTGGCTAAATCCTTTCGTGCGGCGGTGCATCACAGCTCGCCAATCTATATGAAACGTAATGTACTGGTTAGTCTGTTTGAGCCTCACCGATTACTCTCGAAACAGGATTTTAGCCGTTATGCGTTGGATTTCTTAGTGTTCGCCAATTCATTTTTAGAAGCCCGCTATAATCGGTTGGGGGGATTGATGAAGCTAGTGCCTAGCCCGGCCAAATATACCCGCCGCGGCGTGGAGGCGGACACCTATTGGTATGTCTCATCCTATGCCAACCCACACCCGTTTGAAGCCAATAGCGTTTTTCACCTGCTAGACCCGGATATTAATCAGGAGATCTACGGCGTTCCTGAATATCTCGCCTCGCTAAACTCGACCTGGCTTAATGAAGCAGCCACTTTGTTCCGCCGTAAATATTATCTGAATGGCAGTCACGCTGGATTTATTCTGTATATGAACGACGCCGCCCATAAACAGGAGGATATCGACGCCTTACGTAAGGCGCTGAAAGAATCCAAAGGGCCGGGCAATTTCCGCAATCTGTTTATGTATGCCCCGGCCGGTAAAAAGGACGGCATACAGGTGATCCCACTTGCAGAGGTTGCCGCCAAGGATGAATTTGCCAGCATTAAGAACGTCACCCGCGACGACCAGCTCGCTATGCAACGGGTGCCACCTCAACTGATGGGGATTTTACCCAATAACACCGGCGGTTTTGGTGATGTAGAAAAAGCCGCGCGGGTGTTTGCCATTAACGAACTGGCCCCCTTGCAAGAACGGCTGATGGAAATAAATGATTGGGTTGGGGAGGAAGTTGTCAGATTTAAGCCGTATGAATTACTTGCCAAACAAGAGTAAATCCAACTTATGCATATGCTAACCGTCTTTTAGGCGGTTTTTGCATTTATATGCACATGAAAATTAACTGGCCGCCACTTTATTTCTTATATTGAGAATTGTTTCAGTCACAATGATGAAAATTAAATTGCTTGTGACATGTCACAAGCCTATTGATTTTATTTCTGTGCCATGTCACGATTTTAAAAGAGCAAGCCGCAACGGCCACCTCGAAAATCAGTGATAATTGCCCAAATTATTTAGTAAACTGACCACTGCAACCCTGCAAATTCAAAGCGCAACAATCCGCATAATTATATTCACTCCCTAATCATTATCTAAGCCGCGCCAATACTGGCTTTTCAGCCTCTTTCTAACTGCATGAAAAGTGAATATCTAGTCATTGCAAAGCGCGGGCGGGGGGGCGCGCGGAACGGGGTGCGGTTGGCCCCCGCATCCATTCTCATATGGGTTCAAAATCACCCCCAAAAACGGCCATGCGCAGCCCTAGTCTTTCGATATAAAAAGTACATCATTGTAGGTGAAATGAAAAAAGCGCCTCTCTACGTGGCGTGGAGGCGCTTTGGTGTGGGGTGATTTTGAGAGTAAATTGATGGGCGCGTGTATTTTATTCAATTTCACGCATATGTATTCATTTAAGTGACTTGTGCAATATTGCCGTGGTGCACTATCAGCACCCGCGCTATAGGGTATCCAACATCAGTTTCTTATATCCCTGCGTCTGCCAACACGCCGTATCACCTTGAAAACAACAACCATCCCTATCACCCGGTAATGTATCACCGCACCGCTTGCAACTGTCTTTCTTCAACTCAGCAAGCTGTTTGTGTAGCAATTTATTGTCCTGGCGGAGCAAGCCGATCAAATACTCGGCCCGCTCATAAGGCCCGCGAGCAATACGGCGCTGTTCGCAGCCCTCCAAAAGCATTGCCATTTCTGCGGTATCTATACGTAAGGTAAGTTCGGTGATGCCTAACTTTTTATCGCGCAGGCGCTGGGCGCGTTTACGTTCACTTGCTGTTGTCATTTTTTGTACCCCTGACCTTTTTCCGCCAGCCCACGAATTGCCGGGCGGGCTAATATGATTCTCTGGCAATCGTGAATAGCTCCGCAGAACTCATCACGTTCACAGGGATGCTCAATTGAAAGCTGTAAATATTGATTCCATGCATCGCCAAGCATTTGAGCGACTCGCTGCTCATCGGCTGACAATATACAAATGGTGTCGGTGTAATTAATGTTGGTGACTTTCACGGTTTACTCCCTCTCGCAATTTTGCCACCCGGCTCATTACGCTAAATGCCCGTTGGGCGGTGGTTGGTTGGCACTGGTACAAACAACAATCCTCTCTTGCCCGCCAGTTCTGACCGCCGATGGTCAATGTTGCGCCGCAAGCCAGTGATTGCGCTTGTTGTTCGCTAATGGAAAGCCCGATTGACTCGGCAAAATCGCGGATTTTTGTTGCCACTGGTGCCAGTCGTGCGGTTTTTTCTCGCCGCTGGGCGGCTTTTTCGGCTGATGCCTGGCGTGATAATTCTTCGGCTGGCGTCAATGCGTTGGTTTTAATCGTTAGTACCGGCGCGCTTTTTATCCTGCGCAGCAAGGCCCGACGTTCTGCATCGGTGATCGCGGTGAAATCGATTATTTTTTCTTCTAATGTTCTGTCTATGGCCTCATCCGGTTCGCGTGTTTTTTGCTCTACCGGAGAGTTATTGACAGAACTCCAAGGGACGGCGGGGCCGTCCTGAAAAACATCAAACCCCACGACAACGGCGGGCTTCACCTTTTGGCGGGCGACAATTTTCCAAGTTTTTAGGCGAGTACAGATGCGCGACGCCTCACCCAAAAGCGGGGAATAGATGCCGAAAATCTTCTCGGTGATTTCGCCGTAGGCGTTGGGCTGTTCATTATCCTGATAGGCAATGCGCACGGTGTAATCCTCACGTGGGATCAGCACGCCGCCTTGCTTCATGATGTAGGTAGCAAAGCAGCCCGCATCTGCGGCGGCGGTGACGGCATCCATTGCCGGATCGACCAATAACGGCTTGCCGCGCTGATAGATGCCGGAAATCTTGAGCGTAGTGACCAGTTGATTGCTCAGCTTGCGCAGCTCCCGCCAGACGGTTACCGGTGGTGTGCCGATTGGCTGATATTGTCGGATACGGTGGCGTGACGCCCAAGCCATAGCGAAGCGGGCCGTCTCTTTCAGCGGCTTGCCGGTTTCATGGTCTAGTTCGCCATCCAGCGCGTAACCGTCAATATTTTTACTGATGTATTTAGCGATATAGGCGGTGGCGCTGCCTTTCTTCGGATCCAGCCGTTTAGCAGTAAACCGGGCGCTGGTGCGCTTACCTAATTCGGCGCGATCAGTTTTAACGGCATAGGCGCGCATAATCTCAGTGATGGCGTGGCGTTCTTGCGGCTTCATGAATAACAACAAGTGCCAGTGCGGTGTACCGTCATGATGCGGTTCAGCCACACGAAAGCCGTAGATGCGCAGTTTTTCTCGCCCCAGCTTGGATCCTATGTTGGCCCACAGCTTGGTGAGATAGGCTTGCGCCTGTGGTGGCGTGCTGTGATTCCATTTTGGGTTAGCGTGGCCGCTTTGGTTGTTGGCGTGGTATTTAGACGGGCAAGTGATTGTGTAAAACACCCCAACATCACCACGCGACTGTGCAACCAGTTCGATCCCTTGCATACGCGCCATCAACTCATGACGGCGGATTGTCGGATTGCTGATGCTGGCATCCACCATTGCCTCTAAAGAAACGGTGTTACCCTCATCATCAATCAATTCATGCCGCTTGAAGAATTCACGGTTGCGGCGTTTTTGCTCTATCCAGTCGGCCAGCGCCTCTTTACTGACATAAGGTGCAGCGCGTTTATGGATCAAGCCAGCGGCGCGTAACTGGCTTTCTCGCCAATCATTACGCAGCCGCCACAATTTACTCTCCCACCAGTCGGGGTTTATCAATCGGGCAATAGCAGAATAGTAGATCGTGCGATCCACTGGCTCGTCAGGCTGGCCGGGCTTCGGCCCCAACTCGCGCCAGTGCGGCGGCCTGACCCGTAAAGACCACACCTCAAGCGCAATATTGCGATAAATGGTCAATAACTCGGCATCAGATAAAATACGGGTTTCTTCGGTGGGTGTTGATACCTCAGTGCAGAACATTTCATTAATACGGCCAGCCACCTCATTCGCCAGCGACTTGACCCGGCGCTTGTTCAGTTCGGCAAGATGACTATAGATACCCTGAAAATAGGCCATTAACTCAGAAATACGACCCTGGCTAACGCCTTGGTATTGGCGCACGGCATCCAGACGTAACAATGCATTCTTGCCGGTACCGGTTAAGAATGCATTGGTATGTTTATCACCATGATTTTCACGTAACCATCTAATTTTATTTTGAAAGTGGGACTTAATAAATATAGGTTGCTGATCAATGCGGGTTTCTACACCTTGCGGTGAATCCGCCCATTGTTGCTTGTCCCTCAAATAGATCTGGCGCTCAAGTGCGGCGCGCTCCTTACGAATCTTAAGCAATGTGAGGTTAGGCTCCCGTAGTTCGGTATAGCCCAGCGCATTCAGGCGTTTTACGTAACGGATAACCAGCGGGTGAGATTTTGGTTTTGCTACCACTGCGGCCGGCACTAAAGATTGGTGACCACCAATCGCGGGGCGCGGGGCATTCCACGGATGATCCCATTTAATAGAAACATCACCGCTGCCCGGATAAGGCAGCGGTGGAGTTGGGGTGATGCGGCCACGAGCATGCGTGGTCATTCAGCAATACCAGCCAGATCAATACCTATCCACAGTGGCGTGGCTAAGTACGCCCTTATGGACGCTTCCGCCGTCGAAGCATTGATGGCGTTTCCGTAGGCGCGCAAACGTCCCACTCTGGTGGCAACCCCATGAGCCAACGGGAATGTGCCGGGTTCAACTGGCCGCCACTTTCCATCTCTGCACAAGAGCCAGTCAGCATCTGACCAGAAGCCGTTAGTCGGCATGGCTGATGCGGCGGAAGATGGTCGCGATTCCCAACTGAATTGATCACCACTGTCGTGAGACTTTCCTGAGCCCCTTTCTTGCCCGTATTTCGATTCTGATACCCCTGCCGGGCTTCTGTCGCTAACGGTGTCAGCCACCCAGAAAAGGCGCTGCCTGATGTTCGGCGCACCGAAGCCCGCAGCGCAAAGATCGACCGCTGCTGGGGTGTAGTTCGCACCTTCCAAGTCAGTTTGTACAAGGTCGAGCCATGCAAGGCCGTCTTTACTTGCAACCTGTTCACCAAAAACTGTTGAAGGCCGGCACTGCTGGATGAGATGGAAGAATGAAGGCCATAAGTGCCGCTCATCATCAAACCCCGCGCCTTTGCCTGCCGCGCTGAAAGGTTGGCAGGGGCAAGAACCGGTCCAGACCGGCTCATCATCGGGCCATCCGGCTCTACGCAAGGCGTATGACCAAACCCCAATTCCTGCGAAGAAATGGCACTGGGTAAATTCGGTGAGGTCTTCTGGTTTAACATCTACAATGCTCCGCTCGTCAACATAGCCTGGGTTGATATGGCCGGCCTTAATAAGATTTCTCAGCCACTGAGCGGCGTAGGGATCAATCTCGTTGTAATAAGCACCCTTGGTCATATTGCAGCCCTCAAGGTTGCAATAATTTCACCTACTGCCTTACGGCCATCAGCTTTGCAACTGGCAGAGCGGGGGGCGGTAATGCTGTGAATATCAAAACTTTCGTAAAGATAGCGGCCGTGTGGGGTATCGCTGTTCGATGCAATAACGTGGCAACCTTGATCCGCTATGATCGTGAGTATTTCCGATAACCAAAATTGCTCATTAGAACTAAAACCGCCTGTGTGGTAACTGGTGAAATCTGCGGTAGCGGATGTTGGAATGTAAGGGGGATCGCAATAAACCACGTCGCCCGGCACAGTCATGGTTAGCGCTTCGAAAAAGTCACAGCATACAAACGTGGCCTTTTGGGATTTCTCAGCGAAATAACGGATCTCAGCTTCGGGGAAATAGGGCGCTTTATATCTTCCGTAGGGAACGTTGAATTCACCCTTTTGGTTATAACGGCAAATACCACCATGAGAGTGACGGTTTAAATATAAAAACATTGCGGCGCGGTACTCGTCACTTAACTCGCGTTCATTGAAATGTTGACGATTCAAATAATAATTCGCCTCACTGTTATCAAATTTGAAAAGCTCTTTTGCAAGAATAATGATGCTCTCGCAATCCCGCTGTAATTGCTGATAGAAATTAATTAAATCGCCGTTAATATCAGCAATGAGATACTCGTCATAGTCAGTATTCAGCATGACGGAACAGGAACCGGCGAACGGCTCGACTAGCCGCTTTCCGACGGGTAGATGCTGGCGCAAGGTTGGCATAATACGGCCTTTGGAGCCGGCCCATTTCAGCGGGGAAAAAATGCGTTTCATGATTTCACCCCTGCCATAGCCCGGATAATACCTAGCGTTGTTTTGCAATCGGCCAATGCACGGTGCGGCGTACCATCAATGGCAACGCCCTGTTGTTCGGCTGCATTGCTCAGTCTTTGCCATTTAAATTTATTTCGCTTCTGATCCCACTGGCCGTAATATTTGGCGTAACTTTCCATAACGCACTCGGCATCAAAAATATATTTTTTCTCTGGCACCGGGCAATTATTAGCAGCCGCCGTTTGAAAAATTAAACGAGAATCAAATGACGCATTGTAAATAAGTAAAGTCCGGTCATTGGTTAGCACCATGAATTGCCAATGAATATCACGCCATGTCGGTGCATCTGCAACTATATCATTAGTGATACCATGAATTGCGGTTGCTTCTGCTGGGATAGCCTTTATTGGCTTAACGAGTGTGTCCAGTAATATTTTACCGGTACAATCAATGATACTGATTTCAATTATTTCAGCATCATTACCAAGGCCCGTTGTTTCTGTATCCAGAATAAGATAATTACGCTTCAACCATCTGTTAGCACGATTATGTGCGCCGTAGCGGCATAAAGCCTGATAGATTTTAAAGCCAGTTTTTTTCACTGCGGCAATAAATGCTTCAATGGCTTTAGCTAATTTATTATTTTTCATTTCACACCCCTAAAAAATTAACTCCCTCTAACGCAATGCGCCAAAGGGATATGTATTTATTTTTTGTCAGACGGACGGTTGTATTTATCGATATTCATCAATACACGCAAAGCCATTGCACCCGTCTGGATAGCCTCCTCGCGGACGGCTTCTATATCGCCATTGTTATAATGGTATTCAATAGCCGCTTTCATTAACTCGCCTGATTCCTCGGTGAGAATAGAGACAGCGTGAACTACATCAGTCGGCCATTTGGGATGTGTTTTTGAGGCGCGGATAGCTTCATCAATGATTTCAGATGAAATTGTCATATATTGCACGTAAGTGTCCTTCCCTGAGCGACGGGAGGTAAGTCCATAAATACCAGGAGAGGGAGCGTAATGGGTAAAATATGAATAGGCATCGAATAGATCGCTGGTAGGTTCCACTTTTAATCTTGTCTTTTGGAATGCTTCCGCTGTGCGCAAGGCTTCTCTATAGGCTGATTCAGTTTTATGGATAGCTGAAATAACATTGAAAGCAGTCTCGTCTGCGTAATTGGCAGCGCAGTTTTTACCGTGTGTTGTCGTTTCAATCGCTGCTATTATTGAATCTAAATAGCCCGATGCTTTCATTGCAGCGCCAGACGCAATTTTTACCTGCTCTTTCAGTGCGCTAATAGAGGCCGATTGACTATTTAACATACCCTCTAGTTGCGCAAGATCGGTAAGCGCTCTTTCTCTTGTCAGCATTGATAAAGCGATAGCTGGACTGCTACTTATGAAAGCACGCAAATATGAAATGGTAATATGCGCAGTGTTGTTTTTTTGTTCTGTCATGTTGTATGGCCTTATTTTAGATAATAGGAAGCCCGACGCAGTAAATACGCCTTATTTAATCACTCGTTAAAATGCGATTTATTTATAACAAGTCTTTCGGGATTGAATTTAAATCAACCCATAAATCCAACGCCGCTTTACGTACTGCTTTTCTTTCATGATATTCCAACTCACGGAATTTTCTTTCATGGCTGTCTTTCTTTATCCCAGCCGCATAATAAATAATGCCTTTTGTTTTACCTTTGCTCAATGATTCCAAACGCTGCTCAAACTCTTCATCTGGATCCTTTTTAAACAGTTCCTTTATGCGGTCTAAATGCCGTAAACCTACTTTCTGATTCCATTCCTGCATTGAAAGCGGCGAACCGTCCGTATTAATTTGCCCCATCATCCACCTCTCGGTATGACAGTAATTAACTCAAGAATGTGTCGGCTCTGGAATACCCCCGGAATTATACTGAGTCACCAACAGCTCTAATTCCTGAGCGCTGTCCTGATCCCCAGATGCTTGCGCCGTGCTTAACAGACCCTCCAGACCGACACTTAGACGAAAGGCGTAATCATTTAGCGAAAACATTCGCACCTCGTCGGCAACAGCGGAAGCGGCGCGCAGGTTTTCGGCCTTGAAGTGGTATTGCTGCAACAGGTCGTTAATCAATGTGAAATATGCTTGTTTCATCCCTTTCTCCTTAAGAGTGTTGGCGCGCTTTGCGTTTGATATTGGTGCGACGGCGGTGATCGCGGATCACGGCGCGGGCAGACAGAAACGCAAGCCAGATAAGCACGGCCAGCACGGCTAATGCTCCGCTGGTCAATTCAATTAGTTGCCCCGGCATGTCTGTACCTCTTCATTGAAAAATTGAGGTATGACGCCTGACTTCCGAAATTGCTGTGTTGCGGCATTCAGTTGGTGGAAAGTGGCTAATTCGTTTTCACGCAATTGCCACGCTATGGCGGTAATCATACTTAAGCCTGCAAGGGTGTTGCTGGTGATGGCTTTTTTTTCACGAGCACGGAGATTAGCTCGAAGGGATAAAACACCATTTTCCTCTATCGCACGTCGGGTTAACTCTCCCATATCAGCCATATGTGTTCGCAGTATGGCGTTAGCTATCTGCAGGCAAGGTGATTTCATGCTGCGGCTCCCGTTTTACGTTCGATATACAACTGATCAATGAAGCCGGTGGCGAGCGCTTGAGCGTCAAGTAAACCGAAAGACTGTTCACCCAGGAATACTTCATAGCGAGCAATGGGGTTAATAGCAGTTCTTGGCCGATGAGTAATTACAAAGCCACGATAGGCAGATGAATGGCGGCTAATAATGGTTAAGGCGTGCATTGTATTTTCCCCTAACTATTGGCTATGGCATCTTTCAACATAGCAACCAAATTAACTTCAACTTTGTCACCAGCTTTAACTTTCGGGCGAATAATAATCCGACCATCACGCACCATTCCCCGGCAGGTACCAAGGGGGATACCGGTCATTGCTGCATATTCTTTCAGAGAGACATAACCCGTGGGCACGGTGATATTAATGGTGACATTACCCATAATTCCCCCTTATCAATCAGCCTGAATAGCGGTGATACCACGCAAGTAAACTAGACGCGCCATACTGGAAATTGAACGAGTTTCTTTTGCTGCGAGCGCTTCTAATTCTGCACGCTCATCATCAGACAAACGCATATGGGTCGGGTTTTTTGAAGCAATTCCTTTCGGTAATCGCGAGCGTTGATCGTGTTTGACTTGTTTCATAATGGTATATTGTGATCCACTAAGTTCCTGTGGGAATCATTCTGGTATATAAAAACATACCAGTCAAGAGATTTATGTATGGAAAAATATATAGGCATGCGTTTGCGGGAAGAACGGGAAAGGCTGGGATTGAGTCAGGTCGCTATGGGTGATATCGGCGGAGTTAAAAAACTAACCCAATTGAAGTATGAAAAAGGAGATAGCTGCCCTGACGCGCTCTATTTGGCATCACTGCATAAATTTGGTCTAGATGTGCAATACGTAGTGATTGGCGTGCGTTCTGTGACTGCACTGACAAACGATGAAGAAGAACTGGTTAATCATTACCGATCTGCGCCTTTAGCGGTTAAGCAGGCCGTGTTTGCTGCACTAAGCGTGAGTAATACCTCTGAACCAGGAACAACAGTTAAGGTTACAGGTGGTACCGGTCAGCGGATCGCTGGTAGAGATTTTCACGAGAACAAAAAGTAAAGCAAGAGAGGTGTGGCATGGAGACTAATGGAGATCGAAATAGGGCGGCTGGCCGTGATTTTCATGAGAAAAATATCACTACGGATAATTTCATTAGTCGGGATTTTGTGAATATCGTCATCCCTACGACAGAGATAGATAATCGCCCGCTAGTACCCGCACAGCGAAAACAGTTAAATCAGCTAGTAAAAGAAATTATTGAGACTGGGCATGAAGAGGGATTTTCAATCTGGCAAAAGGTTCATGCTGAGATTGGTGTTAGCAGCATTGAAGAAATGACAGTAAGTCACTATCAGGCTGCATATAGTTATCTTCAGGCTTTACGTGATCGTTATTGCGAGAAAGAGGCGAGCAAGTCTTTAATACATTTGCTCCTGAAAAATACCCAACAAGAATCGGAAAGACAGCAACTCATTAGATATTGTCATATTCAGTTTGGGTCGGGGCGCTTAACTGAATTAACGCGCTTGCAATTACAACAGGCTCTCTCGTGGTTGGATGAAAAACAATATTTAGAGACACCCCCTTCGACAGTGACGACCTCAGAAAAACGCCTATCGTGGCAGCAGCTATTTCGCCACTACCCGATATTTTCAGGGGGCGTATTTGCTTCAGGTTTTTTAATTGCGCTTTTAATAGTTGCCATTGGTAAGTAATAAAAGCATGTTTTTATACCATTTGAATAAGTATCTCCTCAGCCATTAACAAGGATTAGTGATGAAAACAGTATTACTTGCATTCATTTTAATGTGGTCTGGTTTTGCTTCCTCAGCCGAAAATCTTGGGCTAACAATTGAAAAATTTCATGACCAACTAAATTCTGAGCTACAAGAAGCTGCTAATGCCTTTGATTTCAATTTAGTCAAAAATATTAAGATAAAAAATGGTGAGGCGGCAAACGTTGCTCAAATTAAGCTGAACGGTAGCAACATAATGATTGCCACTGCGAATAAAAATTCAAAAATGGTGAAAGAATTAACCAATATTTTTATTCCTAATGGAGATCCTCAGTCAGCAGCAATGAGTTCTCTTTTCATAGATGCAACTTTAATGAAAATGTTCTCACCTGAAATTCCTGAGGATGAAAGAGGGCAGCTAATAAACGAATTAATATACGAGGCAACAAATTCACCAGATAAAAAAGGTCAATACATTGCTGATGCAGTGACTTATACCGTAATGGGTACAAATGGTTTGGGCCTTTGGTTTATTGTGACCCCTAATAAGTAGGTGAATGATGGCTGTTCGTAAATTAACTACTGGCAAATGGATTTGTGAGTGTTATCCCAATGGACGGCGTGGTGAACGGCTTCGTAAGCAGTTTGCTACTAAAGGCGAGGCGCTCTCATTTGAGCGCCGTATGATGCAGAAAGATCAGGTTGTTGAGGTTTCTGTGAGCAATACATTGAAACTCAGCAATTTAGTTAGTCGTTGGTATGAAATGCACGGGCAGACTTTAACATCAGGTAAAACCCGAAAGGTAAAGTTAGAGGCTATCTGCGAACGGTTGGGTGACCCACTGGTCACTGATTTTGACAAGAATGCTTTTGCTGTTTATCGGGAACAGCGGCTTAACGGCAAATGGCAAACTAAGGGCAGGGCGGCACCGAAACAAGCAACGGTTAACCGTGAATATTCTTATCTTCGGGCAGTATTCTCAGAGTTAAAACGGCTTGGGGAATGGATGGGTGATAATCCTCTGGATGGCTTACGCCAATTTAAAGAGGGGGATCAGGAACTGGCATTTCTTTATCCTGAAGATATAAAACGCCTACTGGTAGCTTGTGATGAGTCAGAGAATAAAGACTTAGGTAACGTTGTTCGTATATGCCTGGCAACAGGCGCGAGGTGGAGTGAGGCGCAAGGGCTTTCTCAGTCTCAACTTATGCCGAGCCGTGTCACGTTTACCCAGACTAAAAGTAAACGCAATCGTACAGTTCCCATCTCCAAGCGTTTATATGACCGCTTGCCTAAACGCCGCGGGTCAATGTTCTCATCCTGTTATGATGCATTCAAACACGCATTGAAGAGATCCGCTATTGAGTTGCCTAAAGGGCAGCGCACACACGTACTCAGGCATACCTTTGCCAGTCACTTTATGATGGGCGGCGGAAACATTTTAGTGCTGCAACAAATTCTCGGCCATAGCACTATTTTAATGACGATGAGATATGCACATTTCGCTCCAGATCATCTGGATGCAGCACTAACCCTAAACCCCTATGACAAGCTTGAGAATGACTAATTTTTAGTGGCGGCACAAGCTAACCCTGCGCAAATATAAACAAATATACTCACAATTAACCAATTGATATAACTTAACTTTATGTTTTCATTGGTTATATTTTATTTTTTAAAATCCCTCGGCTTATGGCTGTGCGGGTTCAAGTCCCGCCCCGGGCACCATGGAAAATATTCTAAGTAAAACAAAGTAGTACGAGTATGTCGTTAACCGCCGAGAGGCGGTTTTTTTGTGATTAAAATCTGGCAAGTGGCAGCAAAATGGCAGCACGATGGCAGCGCCGGTTTTTGGCACCATAAAAAAAACCCGCAAAAGCGGGATGAGCATCGGGTAAATAAATTTATTTCCAGCCGTCAGAACATGACCACCTGGCCGCTGGTTTGTGGGTGGGGCATTACCGGGTTAATCTCGCCGGGCTTCGATATAGAACGCATAAAACTTTCCATCGTTACGAATGTATGGCCACAATTCACATTGGTGCACTGGTGATAGCG